AGAAGAACAATCCCGATTGGACAAAATATTAGAAGCACTTACTACTATTCGTGAACACGATGTAGAGATTGCAAAGATTCGTTCTTCTATTAGTGAACTGGAATCGTTCAATGTAAAACTTCAAAAGGACATTGAAACCTATGAGTCTGGTTCTGTATCTGATGAAGATAGAGAACGATTGGTTGAACTCAAGACACAGATAAAACTTATTGACGAACAAAAGTCTAAACTAAATGAAGATAAGTTTTACATTGATATTGCAAAGAACCTATTACAAGACACAGGTATCAAAACAAAGATTGTAAAACAATACTTACCAATTATGAATAAGTTGGTAAACACATATCTCAGTTCTATGGATTTCTTTGTTCAGTTTCATTTGGATGAAAACTTCAATGAGACTATCAAGTCACGGTTCAGAGATGAGTTTTCTTATGCATCATTCTCTGAAGGTGAGAAAATGCGTATCGACTTGGCACTACTCTTCACATGGAGAGCAATTGCAAAGATGAAAAATTCTACCAACACTAATCTTCTTATCTTAGATGAGATATTTGATAGTTCGTTGGATGGAACAGGAACAGATGACTTCCTAAAGATTCTGAACACATTCCATGACCAGAATGTATTTGTCATCTCACACAAACAAGATATGTTGTTTGACAAGTTCAGAAGTGTTATTAAATTTGAAAAGGTCAAAAACTTCTCAAGGATTGCATCATGATATACAAACTATTAGAGGCGGGTAGTCCTTCACTTAGTGTAAAACTACCAGAAACAAGTGCAGAAGAAATTAAAGAGAAACACAATCTCACATTAAGAGAACTGCATGATAATTTAGCAGGAACCATGGCAGCAACTGGTGGTATTGGTTTATCTGCAAATCAATGTGGTATCTTAGTTCGTGCATTTGTAATGTATACGAACATTGATAAGAAAGAAGTTACACTATTTCTAAATCCCAAAATCACATGGGAATCTGAAGAAACTAATGTGTTTAGTGAGGGTTGTCTAACTTACCCATTCTTATTCCTAAACATCACACGTCCTAAGTCTATTAAGTTTACTTACACAGACCAAGATGGTAATACTCAAGAAGGAGCATTCACTGGATTGACTGCTCGTATCTTCCAACATGAGTATGACCATATGGAAGGTAAGAACTTTACCCAACTCGCATCCAAGTTGAAACTGGAAATGGGTATGAAAAAGGCAAGGAAAAAACTAAAAAAAATAAAAAAAGTTGCATAAATTTTATAAGTCCCTGTTTTTACAGGGATTTTTTTTGAAGTTTTTTTCATTTTTCTCTTGACAAACTTGTTCTGATAACATATACTGTATATGTAAGTTGAGAGAAAGGACTACGAAATGACAAATCAAGAAACAATTTTTATCGGTGCCAACAACGGTGGACTTGAAATCTACAAGGGTGTTGGAAACTTGATTGCTGGAAATATCCAGACTGCAAAGACTTTCAAATATGTAATGGATACTCACGGTATTGACCCCGATGTAGACACCATCTACACTACCAGCAGCATGGACTTTGCTGATGAAGAAGGTTTTGAGAATGCAGATGATGCTCGGATTCTTATGGAAGAAGGGTTCAAATTGATGGAAATGACTAAGGTGTATGCATAATGGACTACTTAACTAAGATTCAAAAAGAGTATGTGTTCTTTACAGATATGTTGAAGACACTAGAACGTAAGAAAAAGAAGACTCCAGGCAATGGTTTCGCAATGATGAAGTGTCGTGAACGGATTGCAGAACTGGAAGCAATCTTTGATAAAATTGACTACGCAGCACAGGTGACTTATGATTGATATTACCCCAGAATTTAAGAAACATATGGAAGATATGTGGACGGCAACAGAAATTGACGGTGTTAAGGTTGTAAACCGTCACTTAGGGTTTGGTTCATTACCAGACATCAAATTAACGTTGGAAAATGGGTCTTTTTTGAGTGCAAAAGATTTATTTAAAAATGTTACAAAAACATCTTGACTTTGTTGTGAAAACAGGGTATGATGTATATACAAACTGAAAAAAACGGAGAATTATATTATGGCACACGAACTTGAAATTGTAAACGGACAGGCCCAGATGGCCTATGTTGGTGAAGTTCCTTGGCATGGACTTGGAACTAAAGTCCCTGCTGACTTGACACCAGACCAATTTATGACTACTGCTGGACTTGATTGGACAGTAGACAAAGAAAATATGACTACCACTTCTGGTGTAGTAGTTCCAGGCAAACAAGCACTGGTTCGTTCATCAGATAACAAGGTTTTAGATGTTGTCGGAACAGGATGGAATCCAGTTCAGAACTCTGAAGCATTTGAGTTTTTCAACGACTATGTGATGGCGGGTGACATGGAAATGCACACTGCTGGTTCACTCAAAGGTGGACAGATGGTTTGGGCACTTGCAAAGACAAAAGAGTCTTTTGAGTTGTTCAAAGGTGACGTAACTGAGAACTACTTCTTGTTTACTAATCCACACCAGTTTGGTAAATCTTTGAATATTCGTATGACACCGATTCGTGTTGTGTGTAACAATACACTAACTCTATCGTTGTCAAAACAGTCTGACCAGATGGTGACAGTAAATCACAGAACTGCTTTCGATGCAGATATGGTCAAAGAACAGATGGGTATTGCTCGTGAAAAAATGGAACAATACAAATCTATGGCAGAATTTCTTGGTGGCAAACGTGCTACTGGAGAAAACGTAATCCAATACTTCAACGAAGTATTTGGTGCTCCTGCTAAGGAGAAGGTTGACAACGTGATTCCATTCACCTCTCGTAATGCGAAAATGGCGATGGAACAGTTGGAGACCCAGCCTGGTGCCAACTTTGCAGAAGGTTCTTGGTGGCAGGCATTTAATGCAGTCACTTACATGACTGACCACTTACAAGGTCGTGAAGGTGATTCTCGTCTAGTGAGTGCATGGTATGGACGTAACCGTAAGGTTAAGTTGAATGCACTTGACAAAGCACTTGAATACGCCGAGGCTGCATAAAAAAAGTTGAAGGGGCTTGACTTTTCAAGTCCCTTCCCTTATATATAATATGGGTGCTGTTCGTAAGTCATCCAGTTCGCACCGAAATAACCTACTCTGCGAACAAAACTAGGGTTTGTCGGTATCCCCCCAAAAACCGTCATTATAAATATGGTGGAGTTGCCGAAAGGGACTCTTTTATAAATCTTGCTTAACAAAGGAGATAAACATGGTAAGCACAACTCTTACAACACACCCTTTTGATAGGGTTAAAACCTATTCTATCGGTTTTGATAGAATGCTCGACACACTCTTTGATGAGAATGTTTCGACAACAAACTACCCCCCTTACAATATCGTAAAGGTAGACGATTCCAATTATGCAATTGAAATCGCTATTGCTGGTTTCAGCAAGGACGAAATTGAGATTGAAACTAAAGAGAATACTCTGACAATCAAATCTCAATCAAGGCCTGAGGGAGATGACGATAAAGAATATCTACATAAAGGTATTTCAAATCGTGCATTTACTCGTTCCTTTACTGTATCTGATGATGTGGTAGTTAAAGGTGCAACCTTTGAAAATGGGTTGTTAAATGTTCAACTTGAGAGAATCATCCCAGAGGAAAAGAAACCTCGTTTGATTAAGATTAAGTAAAACATTTTTTGTAAGAGGGGAAAAATGTCTTGACATTATCCCCTCTTTTTGATAATATAATGTAAATCTTGAAGGAGATAGTATGAAAACAAAAAAAGAAAAAGTCTTGAAACTTTTATCATCTGGTAACAATGTTACTTGGCAGAAGATTAGAGACAAGGTTGACTTAACTTCCCCTAGAGCAATGATTGATACACTCAGAAATGAGGGTCATTGTATCTATACCAATAAGGTAAACGGAAAAACAGCATACAGACTTGGAGAACCATCTAAGGGTGTTATTGCTGCTGGACTAAGAAGTATTCTTGGTTCAGATTACTCTTATGAATCTCGTGATTCAGAATTCGTAAGATAATTAGTTTAAGATGTGGGGGAGTTATCCCCCACACAATTATAGGATGTAAACTGTGAAAAAGATTGACTACAAATATTCAGAAGACAAGATTCTGAAAGAACTGCAAGAGTATATTGATAAGACTTACTCTGCACATTATTCCCACAATAAATTTCAAGCAACAGAATTCATCATGGACTCGGGCCATGGAGAAGGTTTCTGTATCGGTAATATTTTAAAGTATTCGCAACGATACGGAAAAAAGGATGGCAAGAACAGAAATGACTTGCTAAAAGTAATCCATTATGGT